AAATTTAAAATAATCTGGCTGCTCCACTACTTCCATATGGACAGTTAACCCGTTGTAATTACTTTCTATTTCAGTAATTCTAAATTTAGTACCTCGCTGAAGAATGACCTCAGCTTCACCTCCAACAGAAGAATATGATTGGCCGGTTTTATAAAGTTTAGCACTGCTTCCTACTGTATTTCCAAAATAACTTTGTGGTTCTGCATAAATAGCCTTAGTGCCTTCTGGAGCATAAATTTTATATGATATATCCCCTCCGAATCCTGTACCTGATGCAATACCGGTAGAAGTAAATGCATGGTTTTGAATTACTTGTCCTTCCAATGCTGCTTTGATTTTATCAGTATCACCACTATTTAATAATTTTTTGGCTTGATCAAAACTAAAATTGCTGCCTTCAATCATGCCAGCAAAACCGCCTTTATCAGATCCTCTTACCAGCATTACGCCATCAGGAAGAACACTCTTTTCAATAGCTTTCGTCGTATCAGTAATTGCTTTATGATAAGTCACGTTTCCACCTTTTCCAAATTTTTTAAATGCCGAAGGAAGGCTTCTCCAAGAATCTTCATGTCCCCAATCTGTGTTCAATGGTCCTATAAAACTACTTCTATACCAATCATCGTGGTAACCAGACAATGATTTATTCATTGGATTAGAATTCCTTGTATATTCCCAAATTCCATATTTTTCTTCATCAGTAAGATCATCCCAAATTGAATCGAGATATTGACGATGAAATCTATCTGCAGGCGTTCTACTACTAAAATTTTTAGCAGCTTTTTTAGTAGCATCATCAAATGCATCATCGGCAAACTGTGTAGCACTTGTTGGAGCAGGAGAAAATTTCTTTACTTTCTTTTTTGCTTCTTCTACAGTCTTTGTATATTCAGAATATAATTTTCCATTTTTCTCAAAATCTTCGAGATCTTCTAAATATTTTTCATATTCTTTTATTTTTCCAGGTGCCCATGGAGAATTATCATAAGCCGATCCACTATATTTTTTTATTTGATCTTCATAATATTTTTTCTTCTTCGCTATTCCTGCTTTTTTCTCTTCGTAATCAGCATAAGTGACATCATCTTTCCAAATGCCACTAAATGTTTTATTGTTGATTCCAGATTTTTGAAGAGCTTCTTCGGCAGCTTTCAATTCATTTTGAGCATCTTTTAAAGGATCTCCAGTAGATTTTACTTTCTTTGTAGCTTGCGCAGCATCAGTAACTATTGTTTTAGATTTATCCGCTTTCTTTAAATATTTTTCTAAAAAGTCTTCTAATTGTTTAACTTTATCTTTATCTAAAGTTCCGTCTAAATAGCTATTCCAGATTTCAGAAGGCTTGCCCATAGTTTGAAGCTCTTTATAAAATTTATTTGCCATTGTAGTGTCCGATGCTTTTATGTCATTGTACACGTGCGACATCTTTTTACCTTCAAACATTTTTTTAATATCAACTTGTTCTTGCAGCAAGCCGGCTTTTTTAGCATATGTTTCTAACATATCGTCAATTTTTTTAAGCTGATCTGCGGATAATTCCCCCTTTAAATATTTATTCCAAACTTCGGACGGTTTTCCCATTCCTTGTAATTCTTTATAAAATTTATTCCCCATTGTGACATTATAGTCTTTCATACCATAATAAACATTAGACATCTTTTTATCTGCAAACAAACCTTTAAATGTTGGAGTTGCAACGGTATCTTTAATTAATCCTTTTTTCTTTGCATAATCAGTTAATAGATTATCTATTTGTTTTGAAATGTGTTCTGGTAACTCTCCTTTTTGATACATCTCCCATTGTTTTGACCATGTTGGCAGACCTTTAATTTCCATTTGCCAATTGTTATCAAGAGATGCGTTAAAAAATTCCATTTGTAAATCATTAGGTAAATCAATTCCTTTATTATATTGAGAAAAGAGATCTTTGATATTTACAGTTTGAATATTTTCTTCAACAAATTTTTTCCACGTTAATGGTACTGGAGAAATATCTTCACCTTTTGATTTTGCAGCTTCCCATTCTTTATAAGTCATTCCTTTAATAGGTTTACCATCAATATTGTCGTATCTATCATAAGTAGATGGATAGTCTACTAGATCGCCTATCATTGTGCAGCGGCAATTATAAACTAATCCAGGCTTAGCTTGAGGATCACCTGGAAATCTAATTTTTAATCCGTCTACTTCAAAAGGTTTATCAAGAGGTTTTTTCTGTCCATCCAACATTCTATGCCAGTCTCTAGTCCTTCCGTCAAGAGTACACACCCATTCTTTTTGGACATTTATACCTAGATCCTGCGCTTCAATAAGACTAGCTTCTCTTCCTGCATTTTGCGCTGCCGTCATGGCGGTTCTAGCTTGGGTAAGCATAGCCTTTTTGTTTTGAATTCCTAAAGTATTTCCAAGTCTATCGGCAATTTTATCTAGACTTTCACCTTCTATAATTCCCAATGTTACTTGACGATTTACTTTTTTCTTATTCCATACAGTATCTTTTACACCTTTTATTTTATATGTTGGTAAAATGTTAGGATCGTTCTTTAATAAATTACTCACTGTAGCAGAGTCATAAAGTCCAAATCCGAAATTTACTCCAACTCCTGTTTCTAAAGAATAAGACATAAAATTTGCATTGGCAGCAAATATATTCGTCATTTGGCCATTCATTATATTGGTAGCAGTTTCATTTGCATGTAATAATGTATCTGCGATTTGATCTTTTTTTGCTTGCCATTGTTTACCCTGAAAGACTTGACCGGCTTTCCAACCATCAAACTGCTCTTGAGTAATTTTTCCGTCTGCCAAATCCTTCAGATGTTTAGCTTCTTTCACTTTATATTTGGCATTAAAGTCTTTCATCTTTTTCTTAATGTCAGCTTCTGCCTGTTTATAAACCGTAGTTATTTTTTTCTCAAATTTTTTTAATTCAGCATCTGTATAATTGGCCCCTAAGTCGGTCATTTAATTTCCAGCCTTTCATTGTCTTCGTTATTTATAAGAGTCACAATGTTTTAATTATTGTTCATCAATAATTTCTTCATCATTTTTACTTTCTTCATTGTCTTCACTGTTTACAGCGTTTTCAAATCTATCTGTATTTTCTTGTTCTTTTTTAGCCAATATAGAATAAATTTCATCTACTGTAATAAAAGGAAGTTTTTGTAAGATTGTTTCATCATCTAAATATTCAGCAGCAGAAAGAATCATATCAGTTTGTTCTTTTTCATTGCTGATCCGATTTCTCTTAAAGAGGGGAGTGTCTTCTATGTCTATCAGATGTAGTAACTGTTCAATAAATTGACTTACTTGAAATTCTAAATCATCCGCTTCTTCATCCATCGGTTGATATGCGGCATCAATGTGATCGTTGGTTGCACCTGCCGCGATAGTATGAACATCTAATCCACCGAAATCTTCATAAATACCGGCTCTAATACTATTAAGATATTCTTGACGAGCTTGATAAGGAATTTCTTGAGTATACGGCGTAACCTTTGATTCATCAGTATCTGCAACCGCAATATGATTAAGCTTCAATCTATCCCTAAATCTAGCCAAATCATCATCGCTCATACCCATACAATTTTCAAGAATCCAATAGATCTGTGCACAGTCAGTAAGATCATTTGCAAAACCACTACGGATAAGATCAAATGAATCAATAGCCCTTCTCATTCCAACTAAAGTAGATTGATGGATACGATTTCCCCAAAGAGGAATGATCGGTAAACTTCCATAATTTTCTTCTCCGATTATTTCAGTACCGTCAAAATCAGTATGTTGCGTTAAAAACTTATATCCCGATTTAGATTTCCATTCTTTAAAATCAAATCCTATTCCTTCCGATTTATATTTAGTATAGCCATCCTCTTCATATAAAATTGCAAATGTAGGCTTTGATTTATCTATTTGCCAATATCTTATTCCAGCCCTTAATGCATTTGTTTCTTCATCGTATAACGGAACAAATTCTGTTATTGGAAAAACATAGAGCCGATCATAATTCCAAAATCCAAACGCCACGCCGTGGATAAGAGAAGTGTAAACTAATTCTTTTAAATCAGTATCAAATTTTTTACCAAGTCGTTGTTTCGTTGTATCTGTGAATTCTTTTATTCCTTCTTTATTCATTCTCTCTATTTTATTATCAGAAAAAGAAACTCCATTTCCCAATAAATATACGCAACGCTGCGTATTTAAACGATGAAAGAAATTACTTGCGATTTTATTATTTGATGCAGTAAAATCTTCAATTGGGGTGCCGGTCAAATTAAAGATCATTTGTACATAATTATAAATTGTTTCATTTTTTTGTTTATCATAATTATCTGCTGATTTTGCAATTTCATAAATCTCGCTTCTTTGATGAATAGAAATAGCTTCTGCCATAAATTTAGGAATATCCGTAGCTTTTTCAAAATCTTGAAATGTGATCATGCATATCTCCTTTCAAAAATAGAATTATAAATAAGTTTTTCTTCTGAGATTCTTTTTGTTTTTACAAAGTATCTAGTAGCATCCATTAAATGGTCATTTTCTTTTAATGGCGAATCATCATGAGCTTTGGGGTCCCAAATATATCCTCCGGCTTCTTTTTTCCAATTTTTCATTTTGGGTGAAATTTTTAAACGTCCACTTTTTAGCGCCGTCGCTGTTTCACGAATTCCATCTTCTACTGCGTTATTTGCTTTTCTTACTTTAAATTTTCCTTTACCTTTTCGCTTTAACAGCGTGATAAACGATGCAGCAGATGGATCAATAATAGTTTCTAAATTAGAAATAGATCCTACAAATTCACATAAATCTTCAAAATATTCTTCATCCGTTTTTTGTATTCCTGTATTTCTTCCCGAGTAATAATATTCTTTTAATCCATACCACGTGTCTCCAAACTTGCCCCATAATATTCCTGCAAAAGCATTTTGTGTTCCGTAGTCTAAAGAAAGACAGTATTTCTCAGGAGTATTACCAATTGCTTCTGCAAAACAACTTTCATACATTGGATAAATTAATCCTTCAGCGAGAGCCCAATTCCCTAATATATATCTTTCGTAGTATACAGTGCCCTCATATTCTTTACAGAGTTGTTCTACAAATTCTGGAGGCAAATATGGATTATCGAAAATTGTGTAATGTTGATTATAAATATCTACATCAGAATCAAGAAATTCTTTCAGCCAATGATTGGGTCCTTCGGGGTTTAAAGTACCGTCAAAACAACTATATTCTTTATCTAAACGAGATTTTAAAAGTTCAAATACTTCTTGATTCCATTCAGCTACCTCGTCCCCATAACAATACTTAATAGACATTCCTCTCAATTTAGAAACTTGAGAAACTTTTTCTGCACCAAGGCAATGAACTCTTTCGCCAAATAAATAACAAGTATTGTCCGTCGATATTGTTTTTATGAGATCTTTTCCCCATTTATTTCTCATAGGCTCTAAGACATTTCTTTCTATTGTAGACTTAGACACACCGAGAATTACAGATGCCCCGTCTTTACCAATTCTATTTCTTATTCTCTTTGGAATCCAAAAATAGTCTCCATATGTTTTGCCTGATCTAGTTGCTCCGGTTTTAAAATTCCATCTATGATTACAATTATTAAAAAATTCTTGTTGCTTATCAGTAAAAGGCATTTACTCACCTCATTAGCTAACAACAATGCGTGCTACTACATCCATATTGTAAATAGCGATCCGTTCTCCCTTTTTCTTGGCTACAAATAAACTACGATCATATTCATAATCATCCCAAAACTCTTGAGGAATTACATCTACTTTTCCATCTTTAAAATATACTCTAATTTTCTGTTTTTTCTTATCCATATTATTCACATCCTTTAATTTGCCCCAAAACTTCATCAAGCTTTTCTAATGCAACAGTATTATCAACTTCACGACGATCTCGCCATTCTGTAGGCTTACGGTTTTTAAGCCAGAAGATCTGAGCTGAAGTATCTGGCACGACAGTCTTTTTTGTGATAGTTCTTTTAGTTAAAACTCCCATTTCATATTCTTCTTTTACTTCATCATATTCATACCCCATTGCACGTTTATAAAGCATGTTTTCTACTTCAAAATCTACTACTTCTTTGGTTTGCATTAAGGCTTGACATATTTTGTCTCCCACATCTGGATCTTTTTTTGCACGGCAAAATGTTCTGTATGATATACCAAAATTTTTTGCAATCTGTGCTTCACTTAATCCATTTCTTGCATATACAGCAATTCTGATTAAGCTGTCTTTTTTTCCTAATGTTAAAATTTTTTTACTTGGCTTTTGCCCAGCCATATTTTTTAAACCTCCTTATATAATAAAATAAATATCCAAAACTCTGTTTTTACTCATTATATTACAAAAGTAGTAAAAAGTAAAATATTATAATAATTTTTAAAATCAATTTCTCAATTAATTTTATTAATATTAAATTGCCAAATTTTGACAAAGTCAAGATGACTAAAGTCAAGATGAATTTTAGTTTATTATAATATAATAATATAATATATATTATTATATATTATATAAAAATATATAATATATTATTTATCTTGACTTTTTAGAATTGTATATACAATTTATAGCTAGTATTTATAAGGATTTTTAAGTATTATAATTAAAGTCAAGATGAATTGTCAGAACTTGACTTTACCTTGAATTTATCTTGACTTTATTTTGACTTTTTTAATTTACAAAAAATTAAAAAATGAAATAAAAAATAAAAAATAAAATAAAAATCAAAAAATCAATAAAAAATTAATAAAAAAGTCAAGATCAAAAAATGATCTTGACTTTGACATTTTTGTCAATATTTACCAATTCACTTAATATTTATTAATAAAAACCGAATATTTATTGATTTTTAAATCTCTCATTAAAATAAGCAAAAAACCATAAATATGCTTCGCTGACGCATACTAAAATAAGC